TATGGTAGCGTGGCACCACGGATCCTGATGGGACATCTTATAGGATTCCACTCTCTGCGAATTGTAGATATCAATAATGAGATCATCCTGACCTCTTGCCTCGCTGTATCCGAACCATGAATCTAATACATCTCTATATTCTGTCCAACCCATATCATATTCTCCTTCCTGTGCGATGTCGCACGATTACATATCGTATTTGATGTTTTCCCACTTTTTATAAGCATCAAAGTATAGTTCGTTCTTATCCCCATTGTAGGTCAGCTCATAATACATTCCGTCAGATACTGGCGTGCTCAGAAGTGCCTTGTGATTCTGTAATGTCTTGCTGTACCAAACTACAAACACATCATTCACTGTCATGCTGCCAGATGCGTCCGTCTTGTCCTTATTCTGATTGAAATAATCTGCCACCTTTTCCTTACAAATGTTTAAAAATTCCTGACTTCCCATAATAATCTCCTTTCCGTGCGACGTCGCACAAAAAGAGAGCCTGTTTCTAAGCCCTCTGAATCCTACTTCTTGATTTCAATCTCCCAGAAGCCGCCGTCCCTAGTCCAGATTTTGACTCTGTCTCCGTCTCTTTTGACGTGGTCTACTTGCGGACTGCGGCATACCTGTATGTACTCCTGCACGGACAGGATATTGCCCCTTGCCCGCACAAGATCGTCTATCTCCCAGGTGTACATTATTCATCCTTCCCAATCTGCTTAATGATCTGATTCACGTATGTACTCAGGCCGGCCACCAATACGCCTTGCACAATTGCGGTGAATACCGCCAGCGCGATGTCCTGTCCGGACGAGAAACTACAGGTGCCAAGCACCCAGATAGCGCACAATAGCACTGCGATAACTCCGATGATCAGCGGAATGTACTTATTCTTGATAAATGCGGCCTGCTTAAGCCACATGCCGATAAAGTACAGTGCCACTGCTACTACGATAAGTTCCGGCTTGATATAATTCATAACTTGTTCCATCTCTTAATCCTCTCTTTCTGCTATTAATTCGTCAAGGCGGTGGTGCGCTGATTTTGTGGACTGTTCCACTACTATCATGCGCTCCACCAGATTGTTATGTTTCCTTACTTTTTCTTCCAGCTGCTCAATCCTGTAGTTAGTCAGCCGGTTCGCTGTCATGATTCCGGCCAGGCTGCCTACTAACGTCCCAACAAGAGAGCAGATGGCTACTGCGATCTCTGGCTCCATCCTGTCACCCCTTACTCTGCAAGTTCTGGCTTGCCAAGATCCGTCAATACTGCTTTCACGTCTGCTTTAAGGCACTTCGGCACCTTCTCGAAAACTAGCTTGCCATCTAAAATCCTGTACGCTAAAAATTCTGCCATAACTCATCATCCCTTTCTATATTGCTAATGTTGTTAATATCAGATCCTGCAGGGCTGCATCCGCAATTTCCTGACGCTTCTCCATCTCGGTCATTCTCTGGTCAATGCTTTTACCCTCCTTATACATCGTCACGGTGTAGATCATACCAGGCGCTACTGATATTCCCTGGTAATTTGTATATCCATCATAAACCTTTCCATCATCCGTTATAATCTTCGCCGTCCTCTCTTCGTCGGAAAACAGGGCAACCAGATTTTCGCAGACCTGATTGATCACGCTGATCCGAATGCAGTCACCGGCCAAGGCTACTTCCTGAGCCTCTAGTTCCTTTCCATCTTTAAAACTAAGTTTCATTTAAGACTCCTCCTTACTTTAAAAAAAATAATGGTTAACTAAATAGAAAATTTGTATTTAAGCGCCGAAACAGCAGCGAAGCGGGAATATGCACACCACACTACATCATGATTATGGGGACTCTCGTATCGCAAGGCGCAAATGCGGATTATAGACAATTGTTTTCAACTTCGGACTTGCTGTCTAAGTTAAAATTCTATGATCCATCTATCAGTAATTTTGACGAAGGAAAATGTGTCATCACTACCAATAATGGGGATGGGAACGCCGCTGCTACACATTTCTATGCCCCAGAATGGTGGGGAAGTAATAATGCATATTATCAGTATTTTTATCCTGGGACATCGTCCCCGATACGAGTCAACTATTGTATCCATTATCTTAAACTATAGGTTAATTAGGGGACTGAAAATATTACATAATTTAGCCGGAAAGGATTGTTGACCGCACCCACAAACTGTACAACGACGTTGTTGTCTTGGATTATTACTTTTTCGATTTTTGCGGAATTGGCATTATAATCACCGTTAATCACATGGGCTACATAATTACGGCCCTCGGGTAGGTCACCCTTAAGTACATATAACCCGTCCGGGGTTGTAATTATTTTTGAGCCACACTCAAGCACTTGCAAGCACGACAGATTATTTTTAGTGGCTTCCAAATTTCTATTTAGTTCACTAAGTGATGGTACGATATCATGCATATTCTCCACTGACTCGATAGCTAAACCATTCAGCCTTACTCTCTTAAAGGGAATCTCGCTCGTAAGCGTACCAGTAGAGTATAGGTTATTTGTAGTGAGTGCCGGATCTATCCCGCTGTTCCCTGCCGCGCCTTGCTTTACATCAAAGGTTACGCTTTCTACTCCCGTGAATGCGTCCTTAGTGTACTTGATGTAGATAATATCATTCCTGTACTTGCCGACTGTACCATTGGCGATAGCGACATCCTGATAGGTATCCCTATCAATAACTACCGCTTTCCCACCAATCAGAGCCACGCCGTCATATATCCGGATATTGTTTGCGCTTGTAGCCACGGCTTTCATGCCCTGTCCCACATAACTTAGCACTCCATTATCCACGCCTACTATGCCTGCTTGGATGGCGGCATCCTGATAGGATGTCACATGCGCCTTGCCGGCATAGCCGGTTACTAATTCCATTGCCATATTAGTTTTCTCCTTCCACTCTGTATTCAATGCTTACTGATCCCTTCTGCAGTTTCAGGATCTTTTTGATAATCGGCTTTTGCAGGGATACGCCTGTGGCTATATCCTTTCCGCCTACGATATCCCCAATGGCCAGATCTACGTCTTCTACGGTCACTTCCATGTTTTTATAGCTACAGATATCAAGCAGCCTCTCTGTTCCCTTTTCCACCAGATCCTCTTCAGACTGCGCCGAGGAATAATCATATATTGCTTTACGCTCCCGGAATCCCTGATAATATTGGGTACGTCCTACGGATCCATTCGGCTGCAGATACAGGTGTACCACAAGCCGGTCCTTTAACTCTCCCCGGCCCAGGCAAATCAAGTGGTTAATTCCCCATCTCATATCCTGGATCCGGAGATTAATCCGATTATCCTCATTGTAGGTCACCTCTTCGCATAGGTTCTGGATGGGAACCGCCGATAAACGGATCCGAAACGTTCCTTCTTCCTGAACTGTCTCGATATTCAGCCTGGCGCCTGCCGTCTTAAGCATTTTCTGCAATGCTTCCAGTACTGTGCAATATCGTGCCTGGTAGGATTTGATTGTAATTCCCGAGTCTTCTGTAGATACGGTAAACATTCCTCCGAGCGTATGCTCTACCATCTCGGCAATGCATGCATTCGCCTCCCCGGAAAAGGTACGATAGTCCTGTCCGCCTGGCGGCTCTACCACATCCGCGCACAGAAAGCCAAGCCAGTTTAATCCTCGGTAGTATATTACTTTCTCGTTGCTGGCAGCATCCGACTCCTCAATACAGCCTCCATAAGCAGTTCCCGGCGCATAGATATAGCCTTCAATCCCGATATGGCGGAGGCTATCGCTGGAACGGGCTACAGCCAGTTCGAAATCATTATTTTTGCTGTCATCGCCGTTCATCTCAAGATCCAATTCATCCGTATATCCCAGTTCCCCTAACTCGTATCGGTTGCTGTCCGCGATTAGGAATGTCATGTCCATTTTGGCTCGCTCCTTTCTTGCAGGAGGGTAATCTCTATATCATATCCGGCTGGCCAGGTCAGGACTTGAATTCCGGGAGGGATCTTCTTGAACGGGCTGCTGTCGATGTTCCTCTTGCCAAAGCAGTTTTCTTCTGTCCCGTATATCCCGTGCAGGATAATAGCCCGGTTTCTTCGATCCTGACGAGAGTCAATCTCTAGATACTCTCCATCTCTAATGGATACATTAACATTGTAGAGATGCCCGGCTATTGTCACTTCCGGATTTACGCATGGGCCAAAAATCCGCATGACAAAATCGGAGGGCGCATAGTGGTCATTGTTTAGATACTCGACTCCCGCAACTTTCCGATAGTCATGCGGATAGTCATGCGGATAATCAAGATCCGTTCCATCCGCCTCCTGATCCTGTTTTTTATAGAGCATGGTTGTTTCTTTTACCCAATACGGATATGGAGACACAAAGGTAACCGTATTATCAAGCTCATCGCAGCAATATTCCCATTCTTCCTTTTCTGACTGGATCGCATAGCACGACAGATAATACTCCCCGATCCAAAACTTGCCGGGACTGTTATCCAGTATGTCTTTTTCCGTCACCTCTACCAAATGATCCAGAGCCTCTTCGTAAGTCATCTGATTTCCAGCCATTACTCCAAGCAGAACGCTTTTTTCCTGGATGCCCTTGCTAAAATCTGTAATGACGCTCCCTTTCTTGCCAAGCGTGGAATCGTAATCCCAGGACCAGTTAAAGAGATCGCCAGTCTGGAGGCGGTAAGGCGCGGCGAGAAGATAGATTCTCTCGCCGTTATGGTTTTCGTAGTATATATCCTTGATCCTGCTCATTAATTCATAACCTCCTTCACCATCCTTGCCACTTCCCTTTCCTTGTACTTTAGGGTCAAATTTCCAAGCGCTTCTACGAATTGGCTGACCATCTTGTCAAGGCGCTCTTCCAATCGGCTGCCATCTTCCTGTTCCTTCTCTACGGTATGCCTTATGTTTGCTGCAATACCGGAACTTGTGGCAATATTGCTTTCCTTCACGGCAGCCGTCATCTTCGTAGCCAGGGCTTCTACATTCATGCCGTCCAATGCTGCTCTAGATAGTTTAGATGCTACTGCCTTTATTTCTGCCATCTTGTCTTCTATTCCAAGGGCCAGGCCTTCGCCGGTCAGGCGACCAAAGTTCCGGGTCGCCCTGGACGGGCTGTGGATATCCAGCACATTCTTGATCGTAGACAATGCTGCGGATGCAAGGCTGGAGGCGGCGTCCACCGCGCTGCCGACCATGGCCCTAATCCCAGCCGAGAACCCAGAACCGAACATATTGCCGCTTGAAGCCGTTGATACGGACTCCAGCGATCCTTTGGCTGTGCTCGCCACGCCTTTGGCCGCGCTACTCGCAAGCGTTCCTGATGCTCCGATAGCCCCGCCAAATGTTGAGGTGAATGCCCGGCCGACATCAGATGGGTTTACCCCGCCGGCTGCCTTCTGAGCAGCAGTGGCAATCAGCAGGCCGGCCGCGCCAGTCGTTCCAGAAGCCCCTGATATGGCGCTCCCAAATAGTGTTCCAAACAATCCACCGATTCCTGAAGGATTAATGCTTCCCGCCCCTGCCTGTGCTGCCGATGCATTTGCGGCGCCTGCGGCATGGGAGTTTCCTGCCTGCGAAGATATGCCCAGGCCAAACATAGACATGATGGATGAGCCAATGTCCTGGGCTCCGGATACGCCCGTTCCCAGCGTTGCCAGAAATTCCGAGATTACCCCGCTTCCCTTTGATGATAATTCTTCCTTGCCCTGATCCAGCCCCTGCGATGCTCCTGGCCACACCTGTGCGAAAATTGCTTCCGCTGCTGCGGACGGGCTATGTACCTCTAGCGCTGCCTTAAGGGATTCCAGGAATGTATCTGCTCCCTCCTGCGCCGGATCCGCCAGTTCTTCAAATCCTTCCAGGCCTTTTAATGCTCCATACCAGGCCTGGGACCACACCGCCTGAGTCTCAGAATCTAGCCCGGAAAAACTATCGATAAAGGTTTGCACATCCTGTTTCCCTTCCACATCCAGTTTCCCGTCCAAATCCGCGTCCGCAAGGGCAGATAGCAATGCGGCGCCTGCTTCTGGCCCAATCTGCCGGATTCCTTCCGCAATGCCTCCCGGAAGCTGATTAAAATTGTCAAGCGTATTTCTCGCCGCTCTTGCAGTCTCCTGGTATACGCTGTCTGCTACCTGTACGGTTCCATCCTGGATCAACTTAATGTTCTCCGCATATCCATTCGCCTGATCATATAAGGATTTCCTGGTTTCTTCGGAGGATGCAAGCGCTTCGGAGGTATACGATCTGTAGGAAGTGATCAATGCGTTCATCGCGTCTTCAATCCTCGCCGTATCGCCAGACGCGACCGCCTCCATCAAGGCGTCATAATTGTTTACTTCCGTGGTCAGGTCTTCCAAGGAGCTTTTGGCTCCCTGCATAGATGCCGATGCGTCATCGTATGCCTTCTGGGCATCTGCCAAGGCATTGTTCGCTTCTGTCTGCGCTTTCACCGCTGCAGGGGCCGTGCTGTCACCCCATTGTTCCTCTACCTTGTTTACTCTATCCTGTGCTTCCTCGAGATTCTTCTTGGCATCTGCCGCTACTTTCGTAGCATCCTTGTACGACTCAAGCGCTTTTGTGGAATTCTCATAGGCCTTCGCCATATCATCCTGCATGGATGACAGCAGGGCCTCTGCCTTTTTCTGCGTAATCACTTCCTTGATGCTTTCTACCACTTCGCCGTATTTCTGGATCTGTCCGTCCAGCATCGTGATTTCCACGCCAAGAGCATTCGAAAGCTCGCCGGTTATCACCTTCGCCCGATCCTCATATCCTGCTTTGACGTTTCCGTTTTCATCAGTAATGGACTGCAGTTCCGTCAGAAGAGCGTCATATCCGGCATATTCCCGATCAATAGCCTGGATGGATTCTTCCCTTGCGCTTCGCTGGCCATTAAGCGCATCTATAGTCTCATTGCCCTTGTCAAGCACCTTCTGCTGGGACTCGGACAGTTCATAGTTCTTTTTCTTGGACTCATCCATTATGATCGTATACGCCGCAATACCAGCTGCTAGCGCCGCCACACCAGTGACAAGCAGCCCTATCGGATTCGCCGACATGACGGCATTCCAAAGCGTCTGGGCTGCTGTCGCTAATGATACCTTGCCGGTTAGCATTCCAACAATAGCCTGTCCTGCGGTCAGAGTCGCGTTAGACACGACGCCCTGCGCGCAACAGGCTATCTGTACCACATTATAGGCATCAATAGCGGCCGCTGTTTTTCTATATGCATTAGCCAGTTTTGTTGCTATCGAAACCGCCGTTTTTGCAGCGCTAAAGGCTTTTGTCGCCGCTACCGCTGCCAGAGCAAGCGCCGCATAAGTCTTAAGGTTTGATCCGACATTTACCAGCACCTTTCCAAGCATGGGAAGGACAGTCGAAGCGATGTCTCCGGCCGCTTCCGCCACCTCTCCAATTCCATCTGCCACGGCCTCTGCAGATTCCTTAAATGCCGGGCTGCCTAATGCAGCCTGCAGGCCTTCCAGCGCGGATGTCCCCACATCTGCCGCATTCTTAAGTGATTCTTCCAGGTCGTTATACACAGAGATGGCCAGATTCTTTGCGGTCTCCTTCATCTGATTTCCCTTGAATTCAAGGGTATCAGACATCTTAGAGTACGCATCCTCTGTTGTCCCGGCACTGTTCTGCATTTCTTTTAGCGTCTCGTTATAAGCCTGGGCGCCGGTATTGGCAATTGATAAGGCGCCAACTCCCGCCTCCTGGCTGCTCCAGAGATTGGCAAAAGCCGTGGCATCCCCATTTACGCTATCCTGCAGTATCTGCATCACGTCGCCAAGAGAGTATCCCGCTTCCATCAGCTGGGCAAAGGCCATGCCTGTCTTTTCCTGAAGGATTTTAGATACGCCGCTTCCGCTGTCTCCAAGCTCGTTCAGCATCCCCTTCAGATAGGTCGTGGACTCGGCAGTAGCAATACCATTTGCTGTCATGGTCGCTTCCGCTGCGCCAACATCTTCCAGGCTTACGCAGTACGCTGACGCCACCGGCAGGACCCGGCCAAGCGAAGACGCCAGCTCGTCGACCGTCGTCTTGCCTTTATTCTGTGTCATGAGCAGGATATCTGAAATCTCGGACATCTCATACCCGGCATCGCTATAGGCGTTGGCAGCCGTGGTCATAACATCAATGGCACTGGCAGATGTAGTGAATCCGCTGGTGGCCAGTTTAGACGCCGCCTCAACTGCGTTTAGCGCCTGCCCCATATCTTCTGTTACCGGCACTCCGGCGGACAGGGCCTGATACAGGGTCTCATTCAGTTCCGAGGCCGCTTTTCCGCTGGATCCGGACAGGCTTAAAATTTTGCCGTTTAAATTTTCCGTATCAACCGCCACATCGCCGAACAGCGTAGATGCCTTGGCCATGCTGGTTTCATATGCGCTC